CAAGCGGTCTGCGACAAATCTCGGTTCAAATCCGAGCTTATCCACATTCACAAACCAAAATAAAGACATGGCAAAGTATAACAATGTAAAGATAGAGGGATACGACTCTAAAAAGGAGTATCGGCGCGCTAAGGAGTTGAAACTACTCGAAAAGAAGGGGATTATAACCGGATTGCAAGAGCAAGTAAAATACGAGCTTATTTCGCCTCAATATCGTTTCTATGAAGTGCAGGGAGTGCGGAAGATGCTGCGTAAAAAGGAACTTCTAGAACGAGGCGTTTACTATATCGCGGACTTCGTTTATTATCGAGATGGCGAGTATGTCGTTGAGGATACGAAAGGAGTTCGAACAAAGGAGTATATAATCAAACGGAAGCTCATGCTTTACGTTCATGGAATCAGAATAAAGGAGGTATAAAATGGCGAAGAAAACAACACAGGTACAAAAAAGCGATTGCCGGACGTGTCGGAATGGCGGAGAAGAGAAGAATTTTATTTGTTATTGCTCCGTCCTTAAAGTGGGGCGGTCCATAGGGATAAGGATTTGTAGTTATTATGTAGCGCGATAGACTTTATAAGTGTGATGAATATAGACGGATATACGCTAACTGAGAAGATGAGAAAAGCGAGACGACGTTTCAGATTTACCGCCACCGAACAAGCCCTATTTTACGAATTAGTGGCTATTTGTAATGGCGAAGATTGGAGGGACGTTTTCGATTGCTCGAACATTGAACTTTGTTTTGCGCTTAACGTGAACGAGAGAACACTTGTAAAAGCTCGCGAGTCTTTGATAAACGCAGGATTGATTTATTATAAATCTGGTAAAAGTAGACGTGTTGTTAGTTCCTATTCTTTTGTGAAGGAGTTTAAAACTACCGTAATGACTACCGTAAATAATACGGTAGATAATACGCCCGATAAACCAACCGATAAGAGGGGAGATAAGACAACCAATAGTACTACCAATAGTACGGACTATAATAAACTAAAACAGAAACCAAACGAAAATATACTCTCTAAAGTCTCTCATGGAGATTTTGATTTTATATCTAACGAGTTTTTAGAGACGTTTATTCTTTGGCTTGAATACAAAAAAGACAGACGGGAAAATTACAAATCGGAAAAGTCGCTTAAAGCGTGTTACAGCAAATTAGTTAAATTGAGCAAAGATAATCCGGCGATTGCATCTCAAATCATAAATGAAGCGATTGCAAATAATTGGGCGGGATTCTTTGAACTGAAAAACAATAAAAATGAATATGGAAACAAGAAGCAAACAAACTCTACCGATAGCGGCGATACTATCATACGGACTACCGTATTATGATGAGCCGATAGAAATAGGGAAACGCCCGGAATGGTTTAAAGCGTGTTGTAAGTACGTTTGTCCCGATTTTAAGATTGACGACTCCAATAAGAACCTAATGAATCAACTCTTTTTGTATACAGAAGGACGTGGTAAATTAGATACAAACAAAGGGCTATTGTTGAGGGGTGATATTGGGACCGGGAAAAGTACTATCATGCAGATTTTAAACCGATACTGGTATTTCACACGTGGCAAAGCGAAGGGCGGTTATCCAGTCGGCGGTTTTAGGATAGACTCGGCTTCCTTCATTGCGAATAGCTTTTCAATGCGTGGAAAGGATGCGCTAGAGTTGTACACGTACAACAACGGTGCGCCGCGAATGATTTGTTTCGATGAACTAGGACGAGAACCAACCCCGGCGAAGTATTTCGGCACTGAGTTGAACGTGATGCAGTATATTTTCCAATGTCGGTACGAGTTGAGACATGAAGCGATAACCCATGTAACGACAAATTTAACGATCAAGGAAATACAGACTATTTACGGCGCGTATATCGCGGACCGAATAAACGAGATGTTCAACGTTTTGGACTTGAACGGAGCTAGTAGAAGATAATTAAAACAATGAAACTATGCGAAGAAGAAAAAAGAAATTCGTCTATTTCAAGAAAATTCCGGTTCGCGTCGATCTGGACCAATGGCGGCGACTAGACAAGATCAAAACCGACTACCATTTCAAGAGTACATACGAAATCATGCAGTACATTTTAGGCTGCTTTCTCCGGGTTGCTGATCCGATGCCCGATGATGACGAAGAAGAAGTATTACCGGACGAAATCAAAGAAATGTTCTATGATCTATCAGAAGCAGAACGACATTTCGAGTATGTAAAACCAAAACGGAAACTACCACAGTACAAGGTGGACGAAATGCACGGACAAAAACGATTAGAAGGATTTTAATATGATTAGAAAACTATCAAACACAAACTATTTGCACGACGTTCCCGCAGAGCGGACCGAAGCAAATGAACGGAATCGGAAGTATATCGACCGATTTGTTTCAGAGAATTATAACGGCTTAGTTGCCAAGTTTTCACCTTTAGACGGCACGATAAATTCAAGCTCATACGGAGCACTCGACAAACTAAACGAAACGATCCTGTCACTTTACACTGATCCAGATTTGCACTTTTCAAGTTGGATCGAAGCGAAACAGTATCTATCGAGTAAGTTTACAGAAAAGGCGATCCGAGTTCCGGTGAAGAAGCCTGTAAAAAGTGAAGATGAAGTTATTAACGAAGAGCAATAAAATTATGAGTAAAATCGGACTTATTGATGTTGATGGACATAATTTCCCGAATTTGGCTTTAATGAAGTTGTCCACTTACCATAAAACACAAGGTGATACGGTTGAGTGGTATTCTGGAATAGAACGCTATGATAAAGTGTATATGAGTAAGGTGTTTACATTCACGGAAGATGATGGTAGGGTAATACAGGCAGATGAAGTCGTAAGAGGTGGAACGGGGTATGATATAGTCTCAAAGTTACCCAAAGAAGTTGATCACGTTACAAATCCCGATTACTCTCTCTATCCAATGCACAAATTTAGTATTGAGTTTTTTTCACGTGGATGTATTCGAAATTTCCCATTTTGCGTAGTTAGGAGAAAAGAGGGAAAGATTGCCCCTGCTTTCCCAATGGAATTAAATCCGGCAGGGAAACACATTGAAGTATTAGATAACAATTTCTTTGCTAATCCCCAATGGCGTGATGCTGTATCGTTTCTGAATGCTACCAAACAGCCTGTTAATCTTCACGGAGTAGACGTAAGGATAATGAACGAAGAGCAAGCTAGCGCTCTCAATTCAATGAGATTGAAGGGTAGTAGTATTCATATTGCTTGGGATAATCCGAAAGACAATATTCTGCCAAATCTGAAAGCTATGATAAAGCAGGTAAAACGCTATAAAATCTCGTGCTATGTCCTGATCGGATATTGGAGTACACCAGAAGAAGATTATTACCGGGTAACAAAGTTGGCGGAATTAGGCATTGCCCCATTCGTTCAATGCTATCGTGACTATGATAACGAAAGGATTCCGGTGCAGTATGAGAAGGACTTTGCCTCGTGGGTGAATAAAAAGGCACGGTTCAAGTCGTTTGATTTTGCGGACTTCTCACCACGTAAAGGATTTAAATGTAGTCGGTATTTTAATTAATAACAATGAAAATATGAAGAAAATACAATTTAAAGCAGGACGGATTCCAAATGTTATTCACTTTTTTCCGTATATCAGAATTAGTCGAGGTGAATATGCGGCTAATTGGAAAAGGTTTGCAATAGAGATAGGTTTTTGGTATTGGGCGATAGGATGGTTCTTTGCATTAATACCTTACTGCGATAAATGTGGAGCCTATTTAAAGTGTGATTGTAATTGTGATGATGATTGGCTTGATTTAGATGATGATGAATATGAAGATTAACTAATAACAGAAAAGATATGAGCATAAAGATTGATAAAAACGCATACGAGAAGCTAATCAAAGAAGATTTAGATTTTCTCAATAAACATTGCCCGGATAGCTTAGAATTAGACCATATTAAATTAATTGTTTGTAGTTCTATCGATTGTCATTATCCTGATAAGAACACTTGTACAGCGTTGAAAAGGATAGAGAATAGGCTTAAAGTTGAACTTCAGAAGCAAAAGGACGCAGGTAAGCAATTTCTATCCGATCAGGAAATAGTATCTGGGTGAAAATTAACTAATAAATAGAAAGGAAATAATAATATGACAGTAAAAGAGTTAATAAAAGAACTTGAAACTTGCGAACCTGACGCAGTAGTTTCAATCGTAATAAACGAAATAAATCTGGAAGTGACAGAACTCATCACTCCTGCACCTGAAATAGTAGAGTTATCATAATAAAGTAAATATGAAGATAATATTTGCCAATGAGGAATATAATGTGCCCATCGTCCCCCAGTGGGAGATATACAGATATGCTCCTGAATTACATTGCACCTGTGGAGCTACAGAGTTCCGACGGAATATCGTAGGTCTTGCAGAGGTAAAAGGAGCAATGATGATTTGCCATGAGTGCCCTTCTTGTGGAGATAAATTTCGCACGCATATCAATATACCTCATGACGACTGGTATGATAGGCTTGGTTTAGTGCTGCATTTGCATAATCAACAGTTTAGAATTAACTAATAACTAATCAGAAATGAATCAAACACAGAATGAACCAAAGTATTATTATTCGCCTCGCTTCCGTCACTTTAGTATTTACCAAAGAGAGCCGGACGGATCAGCGACGAAGATAGACGATGCGATAACACAAGAAGAAGCGAGACGTAAAGTATATAAATTAAACGGGTGGAATTACAAACCTAAAAATAACACGGTGAAATGAGTAAAGTAAAACAGTACATCGAACAAGCCACAAGCGAGCGCATCCGCTCGCGTGGCTTAATCCGAAAAGTAGCTATCGAAGCGGCACGGATACAGAGAGAGGAAACGAGGCGGCAAGCTATCGAAGTGTATAAACAAATGTGCCCGTCAAAGAACTGCAAAGGTTGTGCGAGCCGGATACATAAACAGGAGACGCAATCGACTCGATGCGACGGGAATTGCGCACGGATTAGATTACTTATTAACGGATTAGACCGGATCGAAACATTATGTATATAATTAGACGCATTCAGTGTAAATCGGGCGATGTGTCCGAGACGCATTTAGTTGAGATAGAAACAGGCGACATCGAGGCGACACGAAAGGAGTTGCACGACTGTTATCAATGTGATAAGATTCTTTTTAGTTATGATGAATTATGAGTAGAAATCCGTTTTACATTAAGATGATAAATTCGGTTCGATGGAAACAGCTTCGAGCCGAGAAACTACGAAACAATCCGATTTGTGAAGTGTGCGAGACGAACGATCTAAGCACACTCGCAACGGAAGTGCATCACAAGACACCTGTTGAATCCGTACCGCATGAACTCGGAATGAGGCAGCTAATGTTTGATTATAACAACTTGCAAAGTCTCTGTCATGCGTGCCACTCCGAGATACATCGATGCGCTTTTAGTCATTCGAAAGAGGCGATTCAGTCGAATAATCGGAGGGCAACGGAACGGTTTGTAGAGAAGTTTTTGAAATAGACTATTTGTTAATGATTCTCATAGCTAGCGGATACAAGTTATGAGAATCTTTTTGTATATTTGTACGATTTTAAATTTAACAGCTATGAATGAAAATAAAATAGATTGTTTTGTAATAATGCCTATTGGTGATTGTGACGGTTATAATTCGGGACATTTTACAAGAGTTTATGAAGATATTATAAAACCCGCAGTTTCCCAAGCTGAATTTAAACCGATACGAGGTGACGAGGTTGCCAAAACTAACTTAATACAGTTAGATATTTTAAATAAGCTTCTGGAAACTCCTATCGCAGTTTGTGATTTAAGTTCACGAAATCCTAATGTCTTATTTGAATTAGGAATTAGACAAGCTTTTGATATGCCAGTTGTTCTTATTCAAGAAAAAGGAACGCCTAAAATATTCGATATTAATCCTTTGAGATATGTCGAATATTCTAGAGAAATGGGCTATAGAGATGTAGTTGAAGCTCAAAAGAAAATTAAATCGGCTTTGATAGAGACTTATAATTCTAAAGACGAACAGGGGAATATAAACTCTATTGTCAAACTTCTTGCTTTAAATACTGCGGCATCAATTCCAACGGTAAATGGAGATAATGAAGCCTTTAAAGTTAATATAATAATATCACAATTATCTGAATTAAGTGCTAAGGTGGATTTGTTACAAAATCGCGTTATTGATAATTCTTCTTATAATAGTGATGACGAAGCAACCTTACTAAATAGAAAAATAAAAGAGTTAGACTCCGAATTTACAAATATGCAAGTAGGTAATGAAGTGGGATTTTTGGAACATGGAGAATATTTAAATAGACTAATGAAACTTAAAAGGGATTTGTATCGGATAAAATCTTTATTTGATCAAGTGCCTATGGAATATACATTTTTATTGAGAAAGATACGCCAAGAGATAGAGCGACTGAAAGAACCTGATTAGAATCTAATTGATAGTCATACACTATATATTTTCCATGTAACCGTCCAATTTCAACGAAAAGGGGGCGGTTTTTTTATTTTTTAACGTGATACGCTAAACCCACCTCACCTCATATTTACACGCGCGAGTAATTTTTGAAACGAGGGGGTGCGCGTTGGGGGTAAACTTTTTGCGCGCATCTTCCGAGCTACCAAATACTTGCGATCTTTTCCTATATGCAAAAAGCCTATAAAAATGTGTGATTTGGACGACATAAAAGAAAAGATTCGCACCGCGATGGAGTCGCAGGGAACATATACGGAAGATTTAGACCTCTGCATAACTCTTTGCGCAGGTTCATATATGGCGTTTCAAATTGCACTAAACGATATTTCAAAGAAGCGTATGAAGTCATACGTGAAAGAAGTGTCCCGCGAAAATAATGATAAACTTACGGCTCATCCTGCTTTCAAAGTTTTATTCGATGCACTCGAAGCAACGCGCAAACAATTACGCGAACTTGGTTTGACCTTTCAAACGCTTTCTGCATCTGACGACGACGAAGTAAACGACTTGATTAACGAAGTAAACAAAATAGATCGCGATGAACAAGGAGAATAGAGATAAACTGATAGCGTTAAAGCAGTCGGTTGTCTCCGATCTGCATAACATCGACGTTGATTCGTATAAGCTAGACAAGGCAGACGAAAGACTAAATGTGTATATCAAAGGTTGTATTAACAATCCGGACGCGCACAACCTTTACGAGTTGCTAGCCGTTCACCGCTTCTTTGTTTTTCTTGATAAATACGAATTTCGGATCAAGGAAGTAAAGAAGTTCGTCACGTTCTACGAGCGTTTGAAATTCTCCGGCACAAAGGGTAAAACTAGATACAAGCTGACTCCGATACAAGTGTTTCAGTTCTCTAACATTCTCGCGTTTTACAAGCCCGGAACAAACAAACGTTTGATTCGCGAAGCTCTTCTATTCGTTCCGCGTAAATTCAGTAAGACAACAAGTGTAGCGAGTCTTTCGATTAACGATTTGTTGTTCGGTGATGCGAACGCACAAACATACGTTGCTGCAAACTCATATAATCAGGCGAAAGTCTGTTTTGATGAAATACGTAATATTTTAAAGTCTCTCGATCCGAAGTTTAGACACTTCAAAATTAATCGAGAAATCATATATAACCGCATAAAGGGAAAAACCTCTTTTGCCCGTTGCCTTGCCTCTAACCCGGATAAATTAGACGGACTTAACGCAAGCATGGTAATAGTAGACGAGTATTCACAAGCCGATAGTGCCGCATTGAAGAATGTATTAACTTCCTCAATGGGCGCACGGCTCAACCCTTTAACCGTAGTAATTACGACCGCATCCGATAAAGAAACGGCTCCATTCGTTGAAATGCTCAAAATGTATAAAGCGATCCTACGAGGTGAGATTGAAAATGATTCCATATTTGCACACATCTTTGAGCCAGACGTAGACGACGAGGAAGGCGATCCGGCAACGTGGCGTAAAGTGCAACCACACATGGGTATAACTGTTTATGAAGATTTCTATATCGACGCATACCAGAAGGCTTTATATAGCGCACCGGACGCGCTAGAGTTTCGAACAAAGTTACTTAATGTGTTTGCAGTTGATTCGACAACGAAATGGATCGGGGCGAAGCAGATCGAAGAACGATTCAAAGGTATTAGTATAGAGAATATCGGTACTTATCCGCTTACGATGGCGGCGGTTGATTTATCCGTTCGAGACGACTTTTCTTCGGTTACTTATAATATCTATTCGAAAGAAAACGGTTCTTTTCATTCGTATACGGATTACTATTTTCCGAAAGGAGCTTTAAAGGATCATCCAAATCGGGAACTCTACGAAGGGTGGGCGAAAGCAGGGTATTTGATTCTTTGCGACGGTGACATTATCGACTATCAGCAAATAGTAAACGATATATTATCTCGGGCGAAGTATTTACAAATTATGGGTATTGGTTATGACCCTTATAAATCGGCTGAATTTGTGAATCTACTTTCTTATTCGGTCGGTAGTGCAAGCGAATATATTAAGCCTGTCAAACAGACATACGGGACGTTTACGAGTCCGATAGAATCGTTTGAACTTGCCTTATATAGAAATAAACTCACATTCGATCCGAACCCTATTACGCCGTACTGCTTCTCAAACGCAGTGCTAGACGAAGATAGGAATATGAATAAAAAGCCAGTCAAGAAAACGCATAACGCAAAAATTGATTCGACGATAACAAACCTAATGACATTTCATTTATTCAATAATTACACCGAGTAACACGATAAGACTATGGCATTTGAACTTAATTTAAGAATAGGACGCAACAGAGAGGAAAAACGATCTCTACCGTCCGAAGAGGAAAAAATAGTAGAAGTTAGAGATAAAACAGCTAGGGAACAACCTGTTTCGGTAAAGTCTCCCGAACAGGCTATGCGGTTATCGACTGCGTTTAGATGTACCGATATTCTTTCTGGTACTATTGCTTCTCTGCCGCTATACATCAAACGTAAAGAAGATGCCGGAAACTACAAGGTAGATGCCGAAAACGAGTTGCATTATCTGCTGACTAAAAAACCGAATAAGCGCATGAACAGTTACGACTTAATATGTAATGCGATTATTCAAATGGTTAATCGTGGTAATTCATATATCTTTATCAAGAGAATGTTCGGAGATACGGCAGAATTAATACTTTGCTCAAATAACTCTGTTACATACGATATATACAGAGACGAATATACTATTTGTGATGTAATAAATAGGATATACGGTACTTATCCGGCTGAAAGTATTATCCATCTGAAAAATAAGAGTCTCGATGGTGGGTATACAGGTGTTAGCACGATCACGTATGCAAGCACGGTTCTTTCGGTTTCTGCTAGTGCTGATAATCAGAGTTTGCGTACTTTTCAGAATGGGAGTAAGATTAAAGGTATTATTTCTGGTGTCAAAGGTGGGGGAAAGGGACTTTCTTCTGTTGGCGATAAACAGACTTCCGACGTAGCGGACCGAGTGGAAAAAGACTTTAATAACGGGAGGGATATAACTTCCGTGAGCGAGGACATGACTTTTACACAACTTTCAATAACTCCGGCTGACGCTCAGCTACTAGAAACTAAAAAGTTTTCCGTATTCGATATTTGCCGTTTTTATGGTGTTCATCCAGACAAGGTGTTTGCCGGACAATCTACTAATTACAAGGCTTCTGAAATGAGTCAAGTTGCTTTCTTGTCTGACACGCTCGATCCTATATTGTGTCGTATTGAGGCTGAATTTAATGCAAAGTTGATACCTAGAACTGTCTCTGGTATTTATAAAATAGAATTTGATCGTAAAGCCTTGTATAAAACAGATATAGCCACACAAACGGCTTGTATGGAGAAGGAGATACAATACGGCGTGTCAACGGTGAACGAATGGCGTGTATGCCGTGAAGATAAAGCGCCTATAAATGGCGGTGACATTGCGTTTATGTCCTGTAATGTTGCTCCGATTGACTCTCCTAAGATTAAAGGTGAGATTAGTAGCGAAAAAGATGAGCTACCAAAAACAAACGAAAAAACATAGAGTAAAAAGCAATGGAAATAAGGAGTTTTACAGAGCTAGGCGCACCCAAATTATCGGAGGGTAGAATTATTGAGGGGTACGCTGTTGTTTTTGGGAAAGAAAGTCGTGTGATGTATGACGAGGAAAGGAAACGCTTTTTTATTGAGGTTATCGAACATGGTGCAGCAACCGAAGAACTTATAACCCGATGCGATATAAAGGCGGTACTAGAACACGATAAACGTAGGCTTTTGGCTAGATGCCGTTACGGTTCCGGATCACTCGAATTAAATTTTGATGAATATGGCTTGAAATACCGATTCGAGGCTCCATGTACTAGCGACGGGAATTTTGCTTATGAAATGATAAAACGGGGAGACATATTCGGATCGTCTTTCGCTTATTATACTGATGATAAGGATAAAAGTAAAGTTTCATATACGATGAAAGATGGGATGCTGTTGCGTACAGTGCACAAGATTGATTATATATCTGATATTTCCCCTGTTTCAGACCCTGCCTTTTTTGGTACAGATGTAACAGTTAGAAGCCTTGAAAATATAGAACAGCTTCTTAATGGTGATACAAATAGTGATTATTTATCCGAAATAGAAAACTTAGAAAAATTTATTTGACATGACAAAACTAGAAGAAGTAGCTCTGCTTAAAGAGCAAATGAGAAATCTGTTATCACAAGCAAAAACAGAAAAAAGAAGTTTGACAGACGAAGAGCAGACTAAATTCAACGAGTTAATGACTCGCAAAAATCAGATCGTCATCGACGAGACTCTTAGAAGTCTGGAAAGTAGCAAATCTGCAATTTTGCCGGAAAACAAAAGAGCTATCTTTGCAAAGGCTTTATATGACGTTTGCAATCATCGTTCTTTGGAAGAATACGGGAATTTTGCTGATGCAAAGGGGCTTAATTTCTCTATGCGTGCGGAGGGTGATCCTGTAAGAACAAGTTCAACCGATGCCGCTCCGATGATCCCGACAACAATCGGCGATATTATCGAACCGCTTGAAAAGGGGCTTATTGTTAATAAGTTGGGTATTAAGATGCAATACGGTTTGATTGGCGAATTGATGTTTCCGACATTGGCGGCTGTAGAAGCTACAATTGAAGGCGAGAACACCAAAATAAATCCGACAAAACTGGATATTGGTAATTTAAAGGCGCATCCGTGGCGTTTGGGTATTTCTATCCCATTGTCTAACGACGCAATTGATCAGACAAACGATGCTTTGTTTGATGTCACCGTTAAACAATTGTCTTTGTCAACTGCTCGTACATTGAATAAGATTATGTTTGCCGGAGAAAAGCAGGGACTTGCCTCAAAAGGTGTGTTTGTGAAAGATTCTCCAACAGTGGAGTATGAAGTTGCTCCCACATTCGAGGACGTTGTAGCGCTAGAAACCGCAGTAATGGATGAAAACGTAGATGTTACTGACGGAACGGCAGCATATATTTGCAGTCCGAAAATGTGCGGTAAATTAAAAACTACACGTATTGAAAAAGGTTCTCCCGAAATGGTTCTTAAAGACGGGATGATGAATGGTTATCCGGTGTACATGACTAATTACATGGGTGCGGATGAACTCGGCTTCGGTGTCTTTTCGAACGTTGGTATCGGTCAATGGGGAAAAATTCGAATGACTATTGACGATGTGACTCTAGCAGACACTAACGAAACGAAGTTTACGCTAAACTCAAAGTATGATATTGTTGTAGCTCGCCCAGAGGCATTCGCAATCGCGAAGAAGAAAGCGGTTGCAAAAGCTGCAAAAGCATAACACACTACTAACTACTTAAAAACGAAAAGGCTTTGGCTTCATAGCCTTAGCCTTTTTTCATACTTATAATTATGCCACAATACGTAACACTCGAAGAACTCAAACAGCATTTAAATGTCGATTTTGATACGGACGATACATATATAACCGAACTTATTGAACCCGTTCAACTTGCAATAGAGGCGTATTTAAACGCTCCGTTGGAAGGTTTTGCAAAGGAGGGGAAAATTGATCGTCGTATTTGGCACGCAATCCGCATACTTATTGCGAACTATTATGCTAATCGTGAATCGGTTACATTTGCCACACCGCAAGTAATACCGGGACACGTAGAACTATTACTGCAACCTTTAAAGCGATACACATAATGCAAGCGGGATTATTAAACGAAATGATCGGCTTTTATCGTAGTGAATCAATCCGGGATAGCCTCGGCGGTACGTCTGAAAGTTGGGTGAAAGTATTCGATAAGCGTGCGTATATCCGTTTTAAGTCTGGTGCACGAAAAGAGGCTAACGGCGAAATCTATAATACGACCGTAAACACGATAATGATTCGCATTTGTAAAGAGGTCAACGCTAAAATGCGGATCGAATACGACGGGCAGAAATATAAGATTCTATCTATCAATCACGATCGGAAGCAGCAGGCAACGGTCATAGAAGCGGAGGTAATCAATGAGTAATGAAAACTATACTGGGCGGAATTTGTATCGCGTCGAGGTAGATACAAAAAAGGTAAACGAGTTGTTGGACCGCTTGAATGATGATGAAGGAAAGAAAGCGATTAAATCAGCATTAAGAAGGTCTATTCTCATCATTCGCAAACAGGCGCAGGAAAATTTAGTTTCTGCTGTTACAGACGCGGAGTTTTCGAGTACAAAAAATGGTTCGACATTCAAACCGTTAAAGAATGAAATAAACGTAGCAGTTTATCGCAATGCTTCCGGCGCACGGGTTGACCTGATCGACCGACGCAAAAAGGGATCACGCGCCTATATGCTGAAATGGTTTGAATCAGGAACCAAAGAACGAGCTACCAAAAAAGGAGCGAATAGGGGTAGTATAAATGCTTCTCACTTCTTTTCTAATGCGGTCAAATCGAAGCAGAAAGAAGCGGAGGACTCACTAGAGCAAAATATAATTGATTCTATAATGAAAGTAGCAAATAAAAAGAAATGAGTTTATCAATAGGCGCACACGTATATAAGAAACTAAGCAATTCTACGGAGTTGGCAAAGTTGGTTACTGATAAAATCTATGCGATCTCAACCAAAACGGAAACATCTTTTCCGTTCGTAATCTACAAGCGTAGTTCTCTAGTACCGGAGTATACAAAAGATCGTTACGGGACCGGGGATGCTGTTTCGGTTGAGATCGTTGTAGCTAGCGACAATTATCTGAACTCTATTACTATCGCGGAGGAAGTGCGCAAGGCATTAGAGAACAAGCGAGGAAGCTACGACAGTTTCGATGTGATCGACGCAAAGTTAATGAGTGCGGACGAAGATTTTATTGAAGATACTTTTATTCAATGCCTCGTATTTTCTTTTAAAACAGAATGAGTAACTAATAAAACACGATTAAAATTATGAGTAAAGCAAAAGCAGTATTAGGAAAAGACCTAATGTTATTTGTAGAAACTAAGGCTCTAGCTTTAGCAACTTCCTGTAAATTAGGTTTGTCGGCTGAAACTATCGACACGCAAAGTAAGGACTCCGGTATTTGGACGGAAAAGGATATTAAGAAGCTGTCTTGGAACGCTTCGAGTGATAACGTGTTTAGCGCCGATGCTGACGCGAATAGTTATGACAAGTTGTTTGCCTTGTTTATTGCGCATAAACCTGTAACGTTGAATTTTGGCATTATAGCTAATGCAGACGTAAACGAAATGCCTGCTGATGGTTGGACGCTTTCGCCCGGTTCCTATACTGGAAAGGCTGTTATTACTTCACTAGAAGCAAATGCGCCAGACGGAGATAAGGCGACTTTCTCGATTTCTTTCGAAGGTACGGGACCGATTAAAAAAGCAACTTCCGCGCCCGCTAGTAAATAATCATGAGCGGCGCTTTGCCGCTCTAAAATCACTATCAATGAAAACAATATCAATTAACGGGAAAGAATTTACATTAAAATATTCGCTTCGGGCGTTTTTCATCTTTGAAAATCTATCCGGCTATCCGTTCCAATTCGGTAAAATGATAGACGAATTTCTTTTGTTTTATTCGTTCCTACTTGCAAATAACGAATCGTTCACAATGGAATTTGACGAGTTTATAGATTCGTGCGAAAGCGATCTGACATTATTCAATCAGTTTAAAACACTTCTTTTGGATGAGATCAAACTACGTTCGCAATCGGCAGGAAATGACGTAAAAAAAAAGAAGGTGACGACGCGGAAGAAAAAGCAGTAAGTATCCGCGAACTCTATTCGCGTGTTGTCGGAGAGGGCGGTATCGCTCCTGATTACTTCCTCGATAAAATGAGCTTTATCGAGGTCGAATCGTTTCTAGACGGATTGAATCGACGCAATCGCGAGTCATGGGAGCAAACTAGATTGCTAGGCTACATCATAGCACAATCGAATAGCACAAAGACACTAAAGCAAACCGACATACTCCGCTTCCCGTGGGATGAAGAAGAGAAGAAAGATACTAGCGTAACTAACGAGGATATGAAACGGCTTAGAGCTAAAGCGAAAGCATTAGAATCACAATTAAACACGAATAAAGATGTCTGATATAGTAACAAGATTATTGCTTAAAACAAATGACTTTGACGCGAATCTAAATAAGTCGAAGAAGAATGTAAACGGGTTTCAAAGCGACATCGCTAAAATGTCCGGCGTTGCAGTATCGGGAGTTATGAAGTTTGCCGGAGTTCTCGGTATTGCTGTAACTGCTTCGGAAGGGTTCAATAAAGTAATGAATAGCAGTCAGACGCTAGGGGATGAATACGCCCGTACTATGGATGGCTTAAAAGGTGGTGTGGATCAATTTTTTTACTCTATCGGTAGTGGAGACTGGACACCGTTCATGAACGGATTATCCGAAACTATACGGTTAGCGCGGGAAGCATACAACGCGATGGATCAATTAGGAAATACTAAAATGTCATTTTCTTATTTCGACGCAAAGAACCAAGCAATAGTACAGGAGCAAATAACTATCTTAAAAGACAAGGATTCAACAGAAGAACAAAAGAAAGCAGCTAGGGAGCTATTAGACAAGACGCTGAAAGATCAAGACGAAATAGTCGGTCAATACAAACGAAGGAGTAATAATGCGGTACGGGCGATGGTAAAGGCTGCTATAGGGCTTGACGGTGTGGATGTTTCGGGGATAGACATAGATAAAGTGCTGAAATTAGACGTATCTTCAGCAGGTGATGAACAAAAGGCACAATTAGCAAAACAGTACAAAGACTTCGTAGATGAATACGACCGTTTGAAAGCCAAATTCACAACTTACGAAACTGTTGGTTCTGGGATGAATGTACACACAGTTGCGACTACAGACGCAAAAGCTTTAGGAGAGGCAATAAGCCCGATGTTGGCAAAGTATCAAGATGCAATACAATATAACGCGATTTTAGTAAAGAAGAGTGATGAATGGTTACAGAATTTGATCAATGTCTCGGCGGCGGCAGAGGCGGCAGGTCGAAACTTATCTAGTATGACTAAAGCAGCAAATCGCGCCTCTCAATCTGGTACAGGTGGAAATCCGCCTAAAGAAAAACCTAAAGAGGGTTCTATTGCTTGGTATGACTCCGAAATCTCTGATCTAAATAAGAAACTTATTGCTGAAACCGACATGCAAGCGCGTGCAACGATTCAAGCAACGATAAACGAGCTAGAACAAAAGAAGGTCAAACTCAAATTTGTAGTCGATCAGGAGGCGTTCAAAATTGCTCACGGCGAAATGAAAGACGGCGCCTTGCCGATTCCTATAAAGCCTACATACGATAAAGTTCCGACACATGGGAAGACTGGAAAAGATTTTAAGTTACCTAAGCATGATCCACTCTTTAAAAAAGAAGATATAGACTTGAATCAAGAGTATGCCGAATCGCTTGCAAATATTAGTGGAGTCGTTGGGAGTATGTCGGGTCTATTCGATGATAATACGGCTTCCGTCCTGCAATGGGGAGTTAGTTTCCTGTCAACTGTCGGGCAAGCTATTCCGAAGATACTTGAAATGGCGGGTGCAAATGAGGTAGAAGCGGAAACGGCGCGTAAAAGTGCAATCGCGAATATGTCGGCAGCAGGGGGTGAGGTTTTAAAAGCTCACGCAGGAATCCCTTTTGTCGGTATTGCTCTAGGTTTGGCGGGTGTTGCTGCTATTATTGCCGCTATGTCAAGTATGCCGAAGTATGCAACGGGTGGTATTGTTCCGGGCACATCGTTTACAGGTGATAAGGTTCCGGCTTTATTGAATAGCGGCGAAATGATATTGAACGGATCGCAGCAAAGTAACCTGTTTCGTATGCTTAATTCAGGTTTATACGGTTCGCTATCGCAGAAAATTGCACCGAGTGGAAACGATGATATTCGCTTATATAGCGATGTTGAAATAAAAGGAGATCGCATATTTTTAGCATTACATAATCACATCAAGAAAACTGGTAAAAGACTATGGTAAACTACGGTACAATATACACACTTCCTTTCAAATCTCGAAAGGAAGTTTCTTATTTGATTGAAATACAAAAGGAAAACTATACGGGCGATTCTGTTGAGTTGGTCGGTAGTGGTAGTTCTCCTTTCTCTGTTTCGATTGAGGACGAAGATTTCTTGTATGTTCCTACTCGATTCTCAAAAGCGGTGATTCGTGTTGTGGGTGGTGATTATTTGCAAAGTTTATATTCTACCGGGTATCAACAGTATAGGGTGAATTTTAAACGTGAAAATGAAATCGTTTGGACGGGATTTGTAAAACCGGAACTTTATACGCAGGATTATACATCTACCAAATTCGAGCTAGAAATAGACTGTATTTCTGCAATGGGTACGCTAGAATATATCAATTATAAACAGGGTAGGAGTGATACTAGAAGTTTTATAAGCATCTGGGAGTTATTAAAAATGTTCATATCTGAGTCTCGCGGGTGTTATTCCTCCGTCTTTATTCCTCATGTGTACGCTAAAGATCAATCTAGTTATAATAAAGAATCAAACATATTAAAGGAGTTAACGATCAGCGAACAAAACTTCTTTGACGAGGACGACAAGGCGATGACATTAAAAGAGGTTTTAGAAGAAACTTGCAAGTTTTTGAATTGGACCTGTGTAGATTGGTTGGGAAATTTATATTTTGTTGATGTAGACCACAAAGGAACATATCACGAGTACAATCTTGATATGACATCTTTTACTCGGCAGTCCCCTAACCGATTCAAAGTTTCCGAGATTGGTTTTGCGGGTTCAGAGCACTTCCTTGATATTCTTCCCGGTTATAACAAAGCGACAATAAAGTGTAGTAATTATTGTTACAATGATATTATATCGGAGGAAGAATTTAAGAAGTTGAGTACGTTTGCTGAAAGGAAAACCTATAAGTATTATGAAACAAGGCAGTATCTAAAGAGCAAGGTGTTTAAACTCCCACGCTATGAGAATCTCAATGATAATAAGCCTTATTGTAATTTAGTAGACGAGAGCGTAACCAATGTGTACATAGACGAACCTACACGATATTTTCTAGGCGGTTATTGTGCTAAGAGGTGCGAGTACGAAGTGAATGACGGCAAACCAAATATCTCTGATTATAATTGGGAATATCTTTATCAATTTAAATTAGTATCGGATTACAACTACACGTATCCGAGCACTGTTCCGCCCACAGGTGACGAACAAGAGGACCCAGATTGGAAGCCACCAATGATAACGGTTCCCAAACAATTAGGAACCGGATCGCCTTTATTGAAATTTAAAGATAATAAGCCAATTAAGTACTTCGATGGAGCTTTCGGTATCAGTATGTCATATAGTCATCCATTGAATGCTAGTAATATGACATCGTATGAGAAATATAATTCTGGTGGTGTCTTTGGCACGGAGATAGCATGTAGATTAATTGTAGGTGACTACTACTACACTAATAATGGTTGGGTTAAATCCACTACAAAACCGACGGGACTAGATTTGACTTTTGATTTGGACTTTAAATTAAAGAAGCCGGATGAATGGGTAAAAAACGAAAATACTAAAACTCTAAGTATGCCTTACGAAGGTTTGACCGGATACGTGATCGAGATTCCGAACAATATTAATCTGTTCGGACAATTAGAATTTGAAATTTTAAAAAAGGTATGGCTCCCGGAAGGAGTGTCCGGATATGGCTTTTTCTTAAAAGATATAAAAATAGATTTTAAAAAGAAGGTCATAGATAATAATAACATCGAAGAGAATAATTCGGATCGGATTTATGAGAATGTAGTGAATGAAAGCTATATTAATCCTCTTGATGAAATAGAATTTAAAATATCAAGTTACAATAATGACGGAGCGTGTTACAGTAAGGTAATGTTAGGGAGTGACTATTTAAGGGATAATCTTTATTCATCTATCGAAAACGCTTTAGTACGTCCAGAAGAACAACTAATAAGAAGGATAATTAACCAATACGGAGCTACCAAAATAAAGCTAACACAGGTATTAAAGAATAGCGAATCTATTACACCTATATCTGTGATTTCAGACAATTATATGAATGGGAAAAACTTCATCGTTACAGGTGGTGAAATAGACTTTGCGGCAGAACAGTTCACCTGTAAAATGATACAAACTAATGGCTATACAAATAAAGAATAAGGCTATCCCTGCATTGCCACGATCAAAGAACTATCCCGTCGGGACTACTATCTTTAATTCCGGCGGTGGCTCTCAATCTTCTTCTAGTTCCGGTCCTGTTTCCGATACGGGATTAACAAAAGAAATTCGTGTCAATGCGCCTCAGACCGGGCACATATCACCGGGCGCTATCTTTAAGCAGGGTACGGGGTATGAGCAAATATTTCGCAAAATGCTATATAAACCTGTTCCTGCTACACTTGTAGGTAAGCTATCGACAGCAAACGATGTAGAATACGGATCGGCAAAGGGCGTACTTACTTATACGGCAACACGCAACGATAACGGCGCTATGATTAAATCGTATTATGATGACAACGAAGAGAATGTACTAGAGTTCTCTTCGGAAGTCAATGCTGCACAAACAGCGATACGTCGTCTTACAGGGAATTATACGAAGGGAGAAACCTACACCGCTACGGCTGTTTTTGCCGCGAGTGATGATTTGGACGAAATAACTTTGAATAATAAGATTAGTGTTAATGTACTCCGTAAATGGTTTGCGGGTGTATGCAGCTCTATTCCTAAAACATCCGACGATGTGCGCTCGCTTGCTAGTAACGGCTTGTACGGCGGGTCCGGTACGTTCAAATTCTCTGCCGGGCAATGGAAGATAGTAGTTATATGTGTACCCGTAAATACTATTAAAGAGATCACTATAGCATCATCATACGGAAATTTTATAGAGAACGAGAAAGTATGTAAAGGTCCGATTTCTATTTCTGTAGAAGGAGCTAATAGGAGCGAAGCGATAGATTATAAAATGTGGGTTATTCAGACGCAGGGATTGAACGACCCGGATTCATTTACTTTTAAAACAATTTGATATGGTAAAAATAAACGGAAGTTCTTTCCCGCACCAGTACAGACGCACAAATTCTTTTCCTATTGATTCAACGGAAACGTGGACTACCATAGAGGACGCAACTGCTTACGCACGCAATACGGACACAGAGGCATATTTGCCTTATTCCGGTCAAGTAATATCTATAGAGGGCGAACAGAGTATATATGTATTGGTAGAGGATGAAACTATTTCTAAAGAAGATGGCAGGGAACATTTTAAACTGCACAAAATTTCTACGGAAGAAGTAGCAGACGGAAAATATTTAAGTAAGATCGTAGAGGATACAGCAGAAAAGCTTATTCACTTTAAAGGCGGGATAGATGTAATAGGCGTTTTATCGGCGGCTATCGCTAAATTTTCCGGCGACATTTCTTCTACTAACTACGTATCAAAGTTGCTAGGATGGATTATCAAGGCTTCCGGTGATGCGGAGTTTAAATCGCTTCGTGTTAATGAATTTTTAGAGGCTGACGAACTGAGATATAACCGTGTGTCTGTTATAGCCGGGGAAGAATGGAACGCACCGGGCGGCGGTATAATAGAATCAGTAAATACGTTAAGTCAAACCATTACACTTAAACTGGAACCGGGCGAGTTGGCTAGCTTGGCAGTGGATGATATTTGTAAAGGCATATTTAACAACCAAACAGGATTCCAGACCGCCTATTTTCGTATTACCGAAAAACTGAGTAATTCGACCTTTAAATACGTGCTTAGAAGTGGCGCTTCTCGTCATCCTGCTAAGCTAATGCACTTCGTTGCGTATGGTAACTTCACGAATGCGGATCGTCAAAGGTCTAGCTATTCAACTCAAAGCTATTCCCGTTATCTTGTAGGCGTGAGCGATTGGGAAATAAAGGTAGGTATGATTGCTATGCAGCTAGGCGACTTGTCTAACTTAAAGCTATTCGGTCTTGATATGACCGGACACAGTGCGTATTTACGCAATATCTATATGTCTGGAACCATCAAACAACTTTCGCAAGATGGGGTTACAGAAGTGCCCGTAACGGCATTCAAAGGGGAATGGAAATCTGGAACATATTTCTATTATGACGAAGTTACACATAACGGGAGTACATATATATGTATTGAAGATAAAACCAATCAAGAACCAAGTGAAACCGCCACAGATTGGCTTAAGCACGTTTCTAAGGGCGACAAAGGTGATAAAGGGGATAAGGGCGATAAGGGTGCAACAGGTGCGACAGGTCCTAAAGGTGAAACAGGTCCTACCGGATCGCAAGGCATTCCCGGTACATCCCAATTCTTCCATGTGAAGTACTCTGCCAACTCGAACGGTAATCCGATGTCTGATACTCCTAATACTTATATCGGTACTGCGGTGACAACTAGCTCAACCGCTCCAACCGGGTACACCTCATACAAGTGGGTGCAGTTGAAAGGATCGCAGGGACCCAAAGGAGATCAAGGAATCAAGGGACCGACCGGAGCGGACGGTAAGACTACCTACCTGCATATCAAATACTCGGATAACGGTACGACGTTCACCGCTAACAATGGTGAGACTCCGGGCGCGTACATCGGGCAATACACCGACTTCACGGCGGCAGACAGTAATACGTTTTCTGCTTATACGTGGACGAAGGTGAAAGGTGACAAGGGCGATAAAGGCGATAAGGGAGCAACAGGTGCGACAGGTCCTAAAGGTGAAACAGGACCGACCGGATCGCAAGGTATTCCCGGCACATCTCAGTTCTTCCATGTGAAGTACTCCGCCAACTCGAACGGTAATCCGATGAGCGATACGCCTAATACTTATATCGGTACTGCGGTGACAACTAGCGCAACCGCTCCAACCGGGTACGCCTCATACAAGTGGGTGCAGTTGAAAGGATCGCAGGGACCCAAAGGAGATCAAGGAATCAAGGGACCGACCGGAGCGGACGGTAAGACTACCTACCTGCATATCAAATACTCGGATAACGGTACGACGTTCACCGCTAACAATGGTGAGACTCCGGGCGCGTACATCGGGCAATACACCGACTTCACGGCGGCAGACAGTAATACGTTTTCTGCTTATACGTGGACGAAGGTGAAAGGTGACAAGGGCGATAAAGGCGATAAGGGTGAACAAGGAACACAAGGAGCAACAGGATTGCCGGGCGCTCTTATTCGTCCACGTGGTGAATGGAAAGCTAGTACGGCATACGTGAATGATTCTCAATACCGGGATACGGTCATTTATAATGGAAATACTTATTCCTGTAAAACGAGTCATACATCTTCCAGTTCCTTCGACTCAACAAAATGGACTCTATTTAATGAGTTTATTAATGTCGCTACGCAGTTACTAGTAGCCCAAAACGCTACGATTGACATACTAGGTACATCCGGCTTGTTTGTTGGTAATCTGTCAAAGACGCAAGGATGGTTAATGAAAGGCGGATCGATTAAGCACAATGTTACGGGAGTAGAACTGACAGCAGAAGGAAAGTTCTCACTTCCTGCAACGGGTGCGATGTTGGTTGGTGGTAAAACGTTTATTACTAGTGGTAAAATCGTGACTGATTTTATTGACGTAGATAATTTAAAAGTTAAGAAGTTAGATGGAGCTACAGGTACATTTAAAGAATTACAAGCGGTTGACAATAACGGGAAAATACAGGGAAAAATAGCTTTTAATATTTCCGGTTCTGGGGACAATGTTTCATCTTCGTTTAATATTAATTTTTCAAAAACATGGGTTTCGGGTGACTTATATCATCAAGGATATAATTATACAGAAAAGCGATCATTTCGTTTTTACACATCAGATTTGTGGTGTAGGGGTGAATTTGGACACAGTAAAATGACAACAATGGAGTATTATGGTTACGATACTGGTGAGGTATACTTTCATATATATGGTATGGGAAATGCAGGAGTCAGACATGTATATCCAAAAGATAATGGACAACCTGTAGACTGTATCATATTATCCGGAAATACTAATTATATCGCTTGTGTCTGCAATGCTAGTACACAAAAAATGATAGTATTAATCAATAACTCAAGTTATACAAAAAGAATAAGTCTCAATTATGCTAGTCAAGCTAAAACTGAAATTTCTCCTTGGTCTTTTAAGATCTTTGTAACAGGAGCTATGCAAAGCGGAGTAAATAATTTATTTGGTATGGGTTAATAACAAAACATTATGAAAATAGACTTTAGAAAAATCGAAGTAACAGACATCGAAGGGAATAAGAGTACGTTCGATATCAGCAAGGAGTTAGGTAATACTATCTACCAGAAAACCGCCGATCTGGGGGAATTGGAGTTAGCGCAGAGAATCTATAAAAATGGTGAGGTCGAATTGTCAACAGACGAAGCGGAACGCATCAAGGAATACGTGAGAACTAACTTTGTCGCAGTCGTGCAGATAGCGGTTAATGAAGCGCTTGCGAAAGAATGATTTAGCACAAAAAATATATTATAGAACTATATATTATTAATCACTTTAAAAACAGAATTTATGAAAACAAAGTATTTAACAGAGAATTTGAGAACTACACAGGTAGAATCTACTGCAAAGGGTAGTGAGTATGAGTATCACGTTTCTTACGTGTATAATGGCAAGAATCTACTCAGCTTGTCATGTAACATCTATAAGGGGAATGCCGAGAATCAATCCTATTCAGGTTGTATGTCATTTGAAAGCGGCAATAAGTCGATGAACTTCCCTGCGGATAGTGATATTATCCCGCATCTTACTATGTTTGAAAATATTATGAAGGAAGTAAATGAGTCGTTGACTGCCGAATAGAGCTACCTAAAACAGACGAACAAGGCTACAAATAAAAGACATGGATGAATGGATAAAAATCATAGGTGCATTAGGAGGATTAGAGGCGATCCGCTTTACTGTTACTTTTCTAGCAAATCGAAAAACGAACGCTCGAAAGGAAAAGGCTACGGCAGACTCGATGGAGTTGCAAAACTTGCTTTCTATCATTGATAATCTGAACAAGCAGATCGAGCGATACGACGAGCGATTAAAACAACGGGATGAGAAAGTAGATACGATTTATCGCGAATGGAGAACCGCACAGGCAGAGTGTCAAGACTGGATGCGTAAATACTACGAGCTTGAATTAGCTTTGAAGGATGCGGAACATAACCGATGTGACAGACCAGACAGCGAGTGCAGCCGGAGAACTCCACCACGTAGACCAATTACAATTAAAAATCAAAACAAAAAGGAAAGCAATGAATAAAATAGACTCGATTATCATCCATTGTTCAGCTACACGTGCCGGGCAGGATTTAACTGCAAAAGATATTGATCGTATGCACCGGGCGCGCGGATTTAACCAAATCGGATATAACTATGTTATTCGGATTGATGGCACGATAGAAAAAGGGCGATCTTTAACGGTTGACGGGGCGCACTGTAATACGAAAGGTTTTAGCGAATCATCTTACAATAAACATAGTGTCGGTGTTTGCTACATCGGCGGCTTGGATGCAAATGGAAAACCCGCAGATACACGGACGCCATCGCAAAAGGCAACATTGCGGCAACTAGTTGCAGAACTTTGCAAGGAGTATGATATTATCGAGGTTCTCGGACATCGTGATACTTCGCCCGATCTGGACGGAAGCGGTGAGGTAGAGCCGAAAGAATATATTAAGGCGTGCCCCTGTTTTGATGTACGCTCCGAGTTTCCTAATTTCTTGCGTAATACAGTAGTTCGACCATGAAACGACTGATTTATATTATCATATTGCTGATATTAGCAATATGTTTCGTGTCCTGCCGAACTCAATACATCCCGGTTGAGTCCGTGCGCACCGAATATAAGACGCGTGACAGTATCCGATTTGATAGTATCTATCAGCGTGACAGTGTTTATATGCTCGTAAAAGGCGACACAATCTATCAGTATAGATATAAGTATCTGTATCGCTACCTAACAACGAATCGCACTGATACGATTCTTAAACACGATTCTATTCCAATTCCCTACCCGGTCGAAAAACAGTTAAGCCGATGGCAAACTATTAAAATGGAGTTGGGTGGGTGGGCGTTCGGAATTATAATCTTGTTTACTCTGATAATAATCGGTCAGATAATATTCAAATCTAAAAAATAATTAGTATATTTGTACATGGACGTGGGTGTCCGTTGCATCATCTCTCTATGGAAAGTTGCTAGTTTTCGAAATCGAGAGGTAATACGTTATTTATTCCAAAAGAATGAGCCTCGACTAAGTGTAGTCGGGGTTTTTTATATATTATTGTGAGGTAGTGATTTTCTCAGATAATATATTTTCTAGTATTTTTGCGGATAACAATAAAAAAAGAATGTATGGACGAATTTTATACTGAATTGAAGAAACTAGTGCCTTTGAAATATAATAAAGGAGATTTTAGAGATGTTTTAGTGGGTGCTTTGGAATCTTATGTAGATTTATTAGAGTTACATAAGAAAGAGTTGTGTCCTGATATTGATGATGTAATAAGCTATGTAAAATTATGTAATATAAAAATAGAGACATGTATAGAGGCGTATTTTGAAGGCATGTATAGCGTTGCATATCAATGTATAGAAGAAATATTGTCAGATGTTTTATATAGTGATGGTTATTTAACAATTCTACCAGATTCTTTGTTTTATCGAGCCAGAGTTTTTAAAACTAATGGGCGAAAATCTTATACAGAGATGTTTCATATCCCTCTTGATAAAAGAGGGATAGTTGAGACGCAGCGTTATAGTGCTCCCGGATATCCATGTCTATATTTGGGATCAAGTATCAACGCTTGTTGGGAAGAGCTTAGGAAACCTCGATTTGATGATATGATGGTATCCCTATTTGTCGTTAATGAGAAGTTTCCTGTTTTAGATTTAAGAATACCTAAAAAAGAAGATTTGAAAGATAGTAGGCTTAGTATGGTATTGAAAAAAATACCTCTTATTCTCAGCTCTTCTGTATATGTATTGAATCGTGATTCTTTCTTCAAACCAGAATACATAATTCCTCAACTTATAATTGAATATATTATTACCCAAAATAGAAATAAGTATAAAGATAAAGAGTATGACTTGTTCGAGTTTATTTTAGGTGTTTATTATACTTCTGTTCATATAAATGATGATTGGGAATTTCCTTGTAGCACATTTGATAATTTGGCATTACCTGTTGTTTTTGTAAATGAAAAAGAAAACTATTGTCAGTTGTTGGCTTCCTGTTTTAAATGGACTGATCCTACTTCGTATAGTTATGAAGATATAAGAGGAAAATTCGATATGCAAAAGACTGAGATTGATAAAGATATACATTTAACAGAAAAAGAAAAGAACTATAAATATTCAAAAATGGGAAAGTTAGAACGTCGATTATTCGAACTAGAACGTTATCAAATGGCTTATCTTGTGGTAAATAAGAGAGCGCTATCTTTCTCTAATGAGGGTGAAGTGAAAAAAATAGGAATCCGTTCAAGTAGTCCTTGGATTATTACATAGATGGAGAAATATGAAGGTTGTCGATACTAGTTTTTATAAGACTGTATAAAATCTTATTGATATTTTCTAGATAACTGTTAATTATGATGGGTATGAGAAAACCCCGCAACGGCTCGAATTGCGGGGTTAGTGTCAAATTAAAACGCATTAGAGTATGCGGATCGAGCCTAATAAGTTAGATATATCCGATAAAGCATAGTTTAAACGCTCTTTTTCTTCCTCACTAAACTTGCAGGGTTTCCCATTGACGATACATCCGTTTATCCTGTTATTTAGCCATTGCCGGGACTTTCCGAAATATTTCTTAGCGATATACGACAAAGATATAACGTCTTTAACTTCTTCTAATTGTTTGCGCACACTGATTTCGTGCTCTATCTCCTTTAATTCTTCATTGACTTCTTTATATCCGTTAAGGATAAAATCGGCAATAATATTTGCATCCTCTTTAGAGGTAAATTTATTCTTTATTTCGATAAACTTACTTTGATACATAGCCTCATTCTCCGGTGTCGGATTATTTAGAAGCTCCTGTAGTTTTTTTAATTCATCTTTTAATTTTTCCATATTTATAGTTTTTATTCCTCCCATTTCTGGGAGGAAGATTTTTACTTTTCTAGTTCTTTTAATGCTTTCTCAATGTTTTCGATATTCTTTTCAACTCTTAGTTTTTCATCGAGAATAGCGTTCATTTTCTTTTCGTCTGCATCGCTGTTATTCTCAAAAACAAAGTCGAGCATTTTCTTTTTCGCTTTGTTCTGCATTAACAAGCTGATTAGATAATCTGTTTCGTTACTCATTGTTATTATGTGTTTTAATTTGACTCTACAAAGATAATATACATTTGTATATTATACAAGCGTTAAGTGGATTATTTTAATGAATTTATGTAATCTAATACTTGTCGATTGGCGTTGTCTACTTTTTCTAAATCATAATCAATATAAATCCCGGTTGTTTTACAGCCATACTCATGACCTAGAGCTAGAGAGATAACATCTTTTGATACTCCTATCTTATGGGCAATTGTCGCCCATGTATGGCGTGCCCAATACGACGTGATTTGAGGAAATAAAACGTCTCTTATCTTTTTCCCGCCTAGTCCCTTTCTTTCGAAGTCACCAAGTTTTTGCAGTCCTCTATTCATTGCCGTCATATACTTTCGATAGTTATAGTTGTTATCTTCCAATATATTCAAAAGATATTCTTTCTCTTTATACCTGTTTATTATCTCCATTGCTTCCGGCTCGACTTTTATAGAATAAAGTTTTCCAGTCTTTTCCCTTTTGTATTCAATACGTCCATCTGTGATACCCTTTAAATGAAATAAATCTATTCCGTTTATTCCAATTAGGTAAAACATTAGCATGAACATGTCTTGGTATTGCTTTTGATATTCTTCTCCTTTGAAATCTCTTAGTGTAATAAGCTGCTCCGCTTTTAATGAGCGCTTCCTAGTTTCCTCTCTTGCTATTTTGAATTTTCTGAACGGGTACAGTTCAGTTTCGTCATTATCAATTGCATAATTGAAAATGGTCCTTATGTTTCTTAGGTTGATGGAGCAGGAGTTTATTTTCAATCCATTATCTAACATCCATTTTTCGAATGATTCTAGCCATTTTTTTGTCATTGTCTCAAACGTACATTGCGGATCGTAGGCGATGATCTTATTTTTAGTTGTTATATAGGTATCTATTGTATTTTGTTTTGTTTTTGTTGAAATGAAGTCGTCTATGTATTCTATGAATGTTTTGCTAGTTGATTCGTTTTTTATAGACCTAACAATGTATTCCTTTAGCGATTTATCGCTCATTCCTTTTAACTTTTGATTGTTGTCTAGTATGACTACTATCATTTCAACTCTGTTAATAAGGTTGCGGATTGCTACGTTTTTAGCTTTGTAATTCTTTGCGCTTTTGTTATACTCCGTTCCTGTCCAAGTTTCGGAAGTGGCGCTGAAATCAGTTCCTAATACTATTTGTCCTTTGTGTCTAAGGTACAATTTAATGGGAAAAGAACCGTCATTCTTTTTTCTGCGTGTGTCTAAATGAAAATAAACTGTTGCCATATTCTTATCGTTTTAGTGTATATATGCCGATGAATAAGGGAAGAGGTAGCTTGTAAAGCAGCAAATAATTTGCATTAAATTTGCATTGAACTACTTGAAAATACCCTTAAAAACCATGCAAAAACGATACTTTGAAAGAAAAGAAATGCAATAAAAAAGCCTCCTACAACTAAGTAAGAGGCTGATAATCAGTGAGTAGTGAGTACGAGAATCGAACTCGTATTACATGCGTGAGAGGCATGTGTCCTAACCGTTAGACGAACCCACCGG